CGGGACGCATCTACTCAGAGCATGGAACGGGGCCTGAGCCTATTGGAGATCCAAATGACTGACGTTCAAGTTAAGCAAGCGGTGCGCCTTCAGAAGGCTGCCAAAAAACAAACCAAGCTCACCTATCGAGGTGTCCAATACTTATTGACTAAGTAAGCTTAAATACTTTCCTTGTTAACTCTCAAGGACGGTTACGGAATCTAGGACCGGAAAAGCCTAGATGCCCGGAGAGGGGACACCTCAGTGTCGGATCCCCTCTTCATTGCCTTTTGAGCCCTGTACGCAGGACAACTCATTAGGTGCTAGCGCCTAGATTGTGGCCTAAACAATCATACTTAATGAATCGATTCGCAACTCATAACCCCTTTATTATTTATTTATCATGGCTGGAACTCCTCCAACTATTTACGAACTGTCACGGCCTAATGCCGTAAACGGTAATCAAGGCAATACTTACGCAACTAAGTACGCCACCGCCCTGAAGCTATTCAGTGGTGAAGTGTTTACCGCTTTCAATAACGCTTCAATTGCTAAAGGTCTTGTACGTTCTTACTCTCTTCGTGGTGGTAAGTCCAAGCAGTTCCTGATGACTGGCAAACTTGGAGCTGGGTATCACACTCCTGGTGAACCCATCCTTGGAGATGCTGCACTGAAGGCAAACGAGAAGACCATCCTTATGGATGATCTACTGATTTCTTCTCAGTTTGTCTATGACCTGGACGAAGTACTTTCGCAGTATTCCCAGCGCAGCGAGATCTCAAAGCAGATCGGTGAGGCAATGGCCAAGCACTACGATGAGCGTATCTTCCGTGTGCTTGATCTCGCTTCTGCTGAAGCTTCCGTTGTTACTGGCGAGCCTGGTGGCTTCCAAGTAAACATCGGTGCTGGTAATGAGTATGACGCACAAGCTCTTGTGGATGGTTTCTTTGAAGCCGCTGCTGTGCTTGATGAGCGTGCTGCCCCTATGGATGGCCGTGTCTGTGTGATGACTCCTCGTCAGTACTACAGCCTCATCTCCTCCGTAGATACCAACATCCTTAACCGGGACATCGGTAACTCTCAGGGTGATATGAACAGCGGCAAGGGTCTTTACTCTATTGCTGGTATTCGTATCTACAAGTCCAACAACCTGCCTTTCCTGGCTGGTACTGTTGCTGCAGTTTCTGGTGAGAACAATACCTATAACGGTACTTTCACCAACAGCTGTGGTCTGATCTTCCACAAGGAAGCAGCCGGTACTGTTGAAGCTATTGCTCCAAGCATCGAAACCACTTCTGGTGATTTCCATGTTCAGTATCAGGGTGACCTGATCGTTGGCAAGCTTGCAATGGGTTGCGCTTCTCTGCGCACTTCTGTTGCTGGTGCTTTCCGCAACGTTTGATATTCAAACCCCAGGCCCTTCGGGGCCTCCGGGGCTTCTCATTCCCTAGAAATAAATGGCTTCTAAAACAACTAAATTAGATTCAGTAAACATTATCCTGTCCAACATTGGACAAGCACCTGTCACTGCTCTTGATACAGGTAACCCCCTAGTAGAAACAGCAGAACTTGTTCTTGATGAGATCAGCAGAACTGTACAAGCAGAGGGTTGGGTATTCAATACAGAATATTGTTATCCACTTTTGCCGGATCAAAATAATGAGATCCTTATACCACCTAATGTTTTGAGTATGGATCTAACTCCATATTCAAGTAATAATGTAGTACAGCGTCAAGGTAAACTCTATGATCGTACTAATCATACATTCAAGTTTGATTCACAGGTTGAGTTAGATCTTGTATGGCTTGAAGATATCACTGATCTACCTGAAGCCTTCATCTCTTATATCACTATTCGTGCTGCTAATGTATTTGCTGGACGAACCGTAGGATCTGCTGAAGCAGTTAGGTTTGGTCAACAGGAAGAGATCCAAGCACGAGCTGGTGCTCTTGAGTATGACACTCAGCAAGGGGACTACAGCATGTTCTCTGATCAGAATAACGTTACTAAATACAGATCATATCGCCCAGTACAAGCCCTCTATCGTTACTAATAATGGCAGCTGTAAGCCAAGCAACAACTACATTGTTAGGTGGTATTAGCCAACAACCTGACCCTAATAAATTACCAGGCCAAGTTAGAGATGCTGTTAATGTACAGCTTAATCCTACCTTTGGCTGTGAGAAAAGACCGGCTAGCAAATTTAAAGAAGTACTCGCTACTGATATCCCAGCGACTAATGTAAAATGGTTTGATATATTTCGAGATACAGTAGAGAAGTATGTTGCTTGTATCTATAGGGAATCTGGTTCTACAAGGGTTCGTGTCTGGGATTGTGAAACAGGTGTTGAAAGAAGTGTAAACATCAATGCTGCATCACAAGATTATCTAGATGCTGATGATCCTAACAACTATAGACATTTAACAATTAGTGAATATACTCTTATCACAAACCCTGATAAGAATGTCACTATGAATAGTGCCTTTAATGAAGAACAAAATGATGTAGCTCTTGCAGTTGTCAATCAAATCGCATATAACACCACATATAATATTAACTTCCTTAAGGATGGGCAAGAAGCCACCCCAACAAAAGTTTATTCAGCAGCAACCCTTTCTGTAAGGCCATCTACCTTCACTGAGTTTGACGAGGGTGCATGTAGTAAAGCAGCTAACCAACAATATGTTGAGGAGCAAGGTGATAAGACAGGACTATCATTTGACCTAACTACTATTTGTCAGCCAACCCAATTCCCGGTCAGGATACCTAATGATTCATATCCTACTTCTATGGTTTTAACTGGTGGTGACATTGAAGCTGTGGCCATTGATGCTCTAGGAAAACCCAAGCAATATGGCAATGGATCATATGCATACATCACACAGAGGTGCTACAGGAATGGTCCTGGTGAGGTAACTATTAGAGTAGAGGTGAGAGCTTCTGATATTGAATATGCCAATTCTGGTGATAACGCAGGTGAACCCGTCTCTGATGGAAAATGGAACTATAGTGGTAATTCTATTGTTGCTTATGAGCAAGGTACTAATTACCATGTAGGTATGGGGTTCTACTTCCCTGGAGGACTAACCTTTGGTATTCAAGATATTCAAACCCCAGATGATACTATCGAATATGACTTTAAGTCTGTATACCGTACCTCAGTAAGAATGAGGAATGGTGGTGTTAATTGGAGGGTAGGTGATGAAGTCACTGTTCGTATGGCAGGTAAAGATTATGTAGTCAGAGTTGAAACAGAAACCTTTGGTTATGGATTTCAATCTGAAGCCAGTGTTTCTTATACTACGCAGTCTAGTACTGACTCTGGAGGAGCCTTAGATGTTTCTGATATTGTTGGTGCTCTAACTACAGACATTAATGCATTAGGTAACTATAATGCTGAACCCATCGGTAATGTTATTCACATTGAAAGAACCGATGGAAGGAAATTCAACATACAGGCTGTAGGTGGTACTACTGAACGTGCCATATATGCTATTAAAGGAACAGTCAATGATGTGTCATTGCTGCCTATTCAAGGTAAAGATGGAACTATCCTACTTGTAAGGAACACTGTTGATACTACAGCTGATGATTACTATGTAAGATTTACCACAGCAGAAGGAGACATTCCTGGTCAAGGTTCATGGGAGGAGACAGTTAAGCCTGGTATCCCAACCACAATGAACTCAACCTCTTTACCACAAGCTTTAATTAGAAATGCAGATGGTAATTTCACTCTTAGATCATTAGCACCTAGCCTAGATATCACACCAGATAAAAGGGCTAGCTGGGTTGGTAGAGAAGTTGGTGACCTTGAGTCAAACCCCAGCCCCTCTTTTATTGGGCGTGGTATTGCCAATATGTTCTTCTATATGAATCGTCTTGGATTCCTATGTGATGATAAGGTGATCATGAGTCAGCCTGGTTCTTACTTTAACTTCTTTGTTAATTCAGCCATCGCTGTAAGTGATGCAGATCCTATTGATATGGTTGCTGCATCAGAACGTCCATCCTTCCTTAAGTCAGCTATTGCTGTACCTCGTGGGGTACTCTTATTTGCTGAGAATTCACAATACATCTTATCGACAACAGAAGTGGCCTTTGGGCCTTCTACAGCCAACATCACAAAGATATCTGATTACAGCTTTGATTCCAAGATTGAACCTTTAGAGACTGGTGTCTCTTTGATGTTCCACACAGAGTCAGCTACATACAGCAAAGTCTTTGAGATGGCTATACCTAATGTGGATCAAGCAAGACCTCAGGTAGCGGAACTCACCAGGATCATTCCTGAGTACATTCCTCCTTCCCTTAACTGGTCTGCTAGTAACCCAAACAATAATCAAGTCTTCTTTGGACAAGGTGATAACGTTGCTTATAACTTCACATTCTTTAATGTAGGTAATGAGAGGTCTATGTCTGGGTGGACTAAGTGGGTATTTGATTTTGATATTGCCCATCTTGCTTACTTCCAAGAAAGAGGCTATCTAGTTCAATACAATCCACAGACTACATCCTATTTGCTATCTACGATGGACGTCCTGGATAACCCAAGCGATTCATCCATCTCAGTATCTGGGCGTGAGTTTACTCCAAGGCTTGATGTTTTAGTACCTAAGTCTAGGTGTACTCTTGTTGAGATTAATGAGCAGGAAACAGAGGTTACCATTCCTACTGGATTGACTGTATATGATTCAATTGCAGAGGAGTTCAAAGACATCACTGTTATCTTTGGTGATCTAGGAAATTCTACTGTGTTCCAAGATAGGGAACTCATAGATAATAAATTTATCATACAAACAGAGGATGCTAATCTTAACTTTAGTGTTGGGTTCTCTTATCCAATGTCTGTAGAATTACCATCATTCTATGTGATGAGTGATAAAGATGCTGATCGTAATAACGTGCCTATCATTGAGAATGTACAGACTTACTTATATCTTTCAGGTCGATATGAGGCTAAGCTAAGCCGTCTTGGTTATCAAGATAGATATATTGATTTAGAAGTAAACCGAGCAGATGTTTACATCTCCGACTCCAGTCCAATTACTGAGGTTGGTGTATCTGAAATACCTTTATTCTGTAAAGGAGATTTGGCCACAGTCTCTATCACCTCTACCTCGCCGCTTCCATCATCCGTAACA